GCCGCCATTGTTGAGTCCGCCTATGAGTGATGTGATTGCGTTCCAGAGGCCAGTGAGTTGGCTTTTGAGGCTGGCCGTCGCCGAGGCGAGCATCTGGAAGCCGGGGATGTTGGAGATCGTGTCGCCAAGGTTTTTGAGTTTCGCCTGTGTGGCGGGTATCGCGTTCTCGAGACCTTGTTGGAGTGCCGCTCCGACTTTTTGCAGGGTTGGTGTGACGGCTGCGGTGAATGTGTCGATGAGTGGGATGGCTTGGTTGAACAGGCCGCGTAAGCCGTCGAGGACTGGTGTGGCGGCTGTTTCTCCGAGTCGGCTCAACGCGGCTTTCACGTTGGCCAGGGCGCCGGTGAATGTGGTGCCTGCGGATAGTGCGGCGCCGCCTAGGCCTTCCTGCATGGCGTCGGCGAAGGTTTGGAAGTCGATTTTGCCGTCCGAGACCATGTCGGACACTTCGGCGCTGGTCTTGTTCAGGTGCTTGCCGAGCATTTGGAGGACTGGGATGCCGCTCGACATGAGCTGGAGCATGTCGTCGCCCTGGAGTTTTCCTCGCGCGGCGACCGACCCGAAGATCGTGCCGATGTCAGTCAGGCTACGGCCGCTGATCTGTGCCGTGTCCGCCACCGTCTTCAGGACCTGGGTGAGCTCCCCGCCCTCCTTGACGCCGGAAGCGGACAGGCTGGCCGCCACGGTCGCGGCGTCGCCCAGTCCGAACGCGGTGCCCTTGACGGATGCGAGCGCGTCGTTCATGATCTCGGTGACGCTGGCGCTGTCGTGCCCCAGCCCCTTGAGCTTGGCCTGCGCGTTCTCGATGTTGAGGGCGCGCGTGAAGCCGCCCTTGGCGGCCAGTGCGGTGATGCCGCCGGCGAGGGTGGCGATCGCGCCTGTGCCGACCTTGCCGATTTTGCCGAATGCTCCGCCGATCTTCGAGATGAGGGTGTTGGAGCCTTTCCTAGAGGCTTTGCTGACGGCGTCGCCGATGTCGCCTTCGATGCTTTTGCCGAATCCTTTGCCGGATGGTTCGACGTGGACGTATGCGACGCCTATGTCCTGTGCTGCCATCGTGCTCCTTGCTGTGTGTCGGGATTCCGATGGCGGTCGGGATCAGAGGTCGTCGTTGATGTGGAAGTAGGCTTTGAGCCGTTCCCTGTCCTCGCGTTGACGGCGGGTGAGGTTGTGCGCCGGTGTCGGCTGGCGGAGGGGGTCGTGCTCGTGGTCGAACCATGGGCGTTTGCGTTGTCCGGACAGCGTCCAGACCGCCTGTTCGGCTCCGTCGGGCGCGTAGACGGCGTTCTGCAACGCCATCCACGAGTGACTCGTATGGTCTTTGAGGATTTCGCGGGTCAACGCCCAGGCGAGTCCCCAATCGACTCGTGGACGTTGGCCTTCAACCCATTCCCGGAAGCGTACGGGCCTGTAGATCTGCCCGTACGCTCGGATCCAGTCGTAGGCTAGTGCTGCGCGATTGTTGTTCCAGAGGTGGGCGAGGTAAACGCTTTTGGGTCCAGTCCGGATTCCTCGGCCCACGCCTTGATGGTCGCGGTGAGGTAGGCCATCGGACGTTTGGTCTTGCGCAGCACGTTCCAGAAGTTCGGCTGCATCGTCTGGAAGTAGGCGAGGAACGTGCTCACGCAGGCCGTGATTTCCTCGTCGGACAATGCGGGCTTGCTTTTGATCAGGAGGATGGCCTGGACGAGTTCGATGGGCAGTTCCGCGTTGTTGAGGTTCGGCAGGTCGAGTTTGACGCCGGCGACCTCGAGGTGCACGTCGGGTTTGAGCTCTTCCGCTTCGGTCAGGTCTACGTCCACGACATGGTATTCTTTGTCGCTCATGTTGGCTCCGTTCTAATGGTTGGCGGTTGAATGGGTGTCCCGTGCGGCCGACCGCCATCGGCCGCACGGGAAGAATCAATGGGTCACTTGGCGTCTTCAGTGACGAGGCCCCATGCGTGGAACTGTTCGCCGTTGGTGCCCTTGAGCATCTTGAACGTCATGCTGAAGTTCATGATCTCGCTGGATTTCAGGCTCACGTCGTCACGGTCGCTCACCTTCGCGTTGGTGCCGTACAGGAGGAACGGACGGTCCTGCTGGTCGAGCGCGACCAGCACGAGGATCCACTCCTTCTTCAATCCGGCGCCCTTGATGCTGATGCCGCCGTCCGAATCGACGTCCACGTCGAAGTAGGCCGACACCACATCCTTGCGGCCCTCCATGGCGGCGAGCTGCAGGGTCCAGTAGCCCGGATCCGTGTCGGACAGCACGATGTCGCCGTTGTGGGCCTTGTAGTCGGTGCTGTCGCCCGGTTCCGGATGCAGTACGGCGCCGTCCTCCGTGGAGTAGCCGATCGGCTTCTTGCTTGCCGGCGGGGTCCAGGCCACTCCGGTCGGAGCCACGAACGTGCTGTCGCCCTTGGGGAACAGGAACAGCGCGTAGTTCTTGATCAGGCGCACGTTGCCTGCGGTGTTGCCGCTGGACACGTACCCGTAGTCGGTCGCGCCCTGCGCGGCGACGGTGGTTTTTTCGTTGTTGTCAGACATTCGTCTGCACCTTTCCGTTCTTCGCGTGTGGCGGCACGTTGTCTTTGGTTGTGTTTCAGTTGACGGTGACCTCGAGCAGGAGCACTCCGTACGCGCACACCAGCCTCTTGTCCTCGTCAGTCATGCGTACCGGCCCGGATTCGAGTGACGCGTCGATGAGCGGCGCGACGGTTCCAAGCCCGATGATCTCCCTCGCGATGTCGGCCCACAGGCGTGCGGCCTTGTCCCAGTCGCCCGTATGGTCCTCTCTCATGCAGCGCACGCTCAGCCGCAGCCGCACGTACTGCGAGATTGGGGTGCTCATGCCTTGCATGGAGTCGGCCAGCGTGGCTTCGGTGAAGGGAGGTTCGAGGTCGCTTCGTTCGATGGTGTCGAACGTCACGTCCGGGAACAGTGTCCTCAGTTTGGGCAGGAGCAGGGGTTCCGTGCGCCGGGGAGTGACCGGGATGCTCATACGCGCATCCTTCCGAGCGTGTCCTCTAGCGTGCCGTGCGCCTTCTCCACCGGTGCCGGGCAGATGATCGCCACGCCGCTACGGTTCTTGCCGTCATGGTCGCGGACCATGCAACGGTCATCCTCTACGGCGGCCTCGGCCGCGTCCCTCATGCGCGAGCGCAATGTCTCGTTTTTGAGGACCTGTTGGCTGAACGCCTTGCGGTTGAACACGAATCTGCATCGTTTGGCCATGGTTTATCCTTTTCGTTCTCCGACGGCGATGACGTCGCCGATGTGGCGCCCGTGGGTGTTGTTCCATACTTGCGGTTTTCCTTTGACGGGCAGGAGGATGCCTCTGACTTTGATCAGGTCGGCTGGTTGGATGCCTGTCGGTTGGCTGCCGCGGATGTGGATCGTGTATTCGATGGTCTGCGGGCTGGCGTTCTCCTCGGTCTGGTCGGTGGTAGAGGTTGGCGCGATCATCGCCTGGAACGTGCCGACGCGGACGGGTTTGCCCTGGATGGGGTTGCCGTCCGTGTCGGTGGTGGACTGGCCGCGCCACACTTCGATGGTTTCCACTAGGACGTCTCCCCCGTTGCCATGTCGACGCTGAACGCGCGCTGAGCGTTGATGCCAAGGATGCGTTTCTCGTCGTCGCGCAGCCAGAGATCGCCGGTGGGCGCTCCGAAACTGTATTGTTCGCTGAAGCTGCCGGTGGTCTGGTTCATCTGCGTGATGCCGCCGGGAATGTCGTACGGGTCGGCCTGCATGATTCTGCGGACGATGTCGCAGGTGATCTTCGTCAGCAGGCGTGGCCGTTCTTTTTGGAGACGTTGCCAGCTCGGGGAGCGTTCCTTGATGTAGTCGGTCACGTCCGCGAGATGCGTGTCAGCCTTCTCACGTTCCTCGTCGGTGAGTTTGTGCCACCTCTGTTCGAGGTCGACGGAGGTGGCGAACACGTCTAGTTCGACAGTCATGTCGGACTCCGTCAGGCGGTGAGCAGGACGAAGCGGTTGATGTCGCGGATACGGAAGCCGACCTCGATTTCGATTCGCACGGCGAACATGTTGTGCTCCCACAGGTTGACCTGCTTGCCGTCGATGGTGATGGACGCCTGGTCGGAGATGCTGGTCTGCATTCCTTCGACGGAACCCCATGCGGCGGAGGAGAATTCGCCGCACACGCCGAGGATCTCTGCCTTGGCCGGTCCCGGTGTCTCGGATACGGCGGGCACGTGAACGCCCTTGCTGATGTAGGTGCGGTTGCCGAGCACGGTGCTCACGTCGGAGGCGGCGGTGCCGTTGAGGAACAGGGGGCGTCCGTTGTTGTCGGTCGCCTGCCGGAGCACACTGCGACCCTGGGTGCTCAACGCCCAACCGTCCACGGTTCCATCCGCTTCGGACACGAGGTCGTCGGCTTTGTTCAGGTTCTTCCACACGTCCTTGCCGATGCTGACGGTCTGCGCGCTCTTCAGGGTGTCGAAGTCCGCACCCGGAGCGTCGACGAGACCCATGATGGTCTTGTCAAACGTGCGGGCGATGGCTCCCGGACCCTTCGCGACCACTTGGTCGTAGAGAGCGCCGAAGTCTCGGCGGAACTGGTTGGAGAACGGCATGATGACCGCGATGGTGTACGGCAGCATGTCCTTCTTGCCGAAGGTGACGCCGCTCTTCGGCTTCTCCGCACCCTCATTGACCCATGCGGCCTCCGGGTCGCCGATGATGATCGGCACGCGAGCACCGTTGCCGGGCAGTTTCATCTCCGGCACGAGCTGCATGAACGCGCTCTTGTATTTTGCGGTCTGCAAGATCTCCGCCTGGGTTTCAGGAGTGAGGTCTAGACCGTTGCTTTTTCGGGTCATGGACGGATCTGTCATGGTTTGTCCTTTCAAATGAATGTTGTTTGCTGGTTGGCTCACAGGAGCGTGTTGCTCATGGCGTTGACGAAGTCCTCGCGGCTGGAATGTTTAGCCTTGGCCTGTCCGGTGCGGGCGCTCTGGTCCGCAACCGTGCCGCGGGAACGCATGTCGGCGAACACCTTCATGAGTTTCTCGGCGTATTCGCCAATCTGCTTCTCGTCGTCGCCCGCGAGGACGCTCGGGTCGGTGATGCCGTGTTTGGCCGCGACGTTGGCGCGTATCGTGGAGAGCTCCTTCTCGTGTTCGGCCTGTTTGGCTTCGCTTTTGAGCTTCTCGTTCTCCTCGAGCGCCTTGGAGAGTTTCGATTCGAGGTCGGCAGTCTGTCCGGCCTTCTCCTTGAGCTCCTCGTAGTCGCTTTTCCTGCCGCGTTCCCTGCCGAGACGCTCGTTGATTATGCGGTCGACTTCCTCCTGGGTGAAGGTCCTCAGCTTCGCGTTGTTCACGTCCTTTGGGGCCGGAGAGTGCTGTTCCGGCTCCTGTTGGCCGTCCGCGCCGGTCTGGTTTTCTTCTGCCATGGTTGGTGGCTCCTTTGCTTGTTCTTGGTTTCCACGCCTGACGCCGGCGAGTTGACGGCCATTCTTGTTGGTTTCGCGCATGGCTGCGCCCCGCCCCATCGCTGGGGTGTGAAAGGTAAAAGAAAAGCCATCACGTTTCGACGTGATGGCTTTCTGGGATTCAGAGATTTCCCAGCGCTTTTCTTCGCGCGTATTCGGACCGCAGCTCGTCGGTCGACACATAGTCGCCGACGGACCAGCGCTTCTTTCCTTCGTTCCTGACCCATTCATATTCGTCCTGTGGCATGGAGATATCGCCATACTTGCGTTTGATTTCCGCAAGATGGCGCTCATCGGTGACTTCCTTCAAATCACCGGGCATAAACGTGAAACGGTCGGAACGATCCATAGGCTCAATCATAGCAGTCTCAGATAAACGATCGGTCTGCCGTCGGATGCTCCAAGCCCTTCGAAACGAAGAGCCCTTCCTCTCGGCAGAAGAATTTCGTATTCTCCCGGATGCTGAGTGATCGGCTCCACATACACGCCGGCGCTTCCCGGCGGTACCAGGATTCTTGTGGCGATGCGGTCTTCCCCATCAACGTCAATGCCTCCCTCCTTGATGCTGGTGGCCATGTAGCCGATGTGTTCGAAGGTGCGACCGGTATTCAAATCGAAAAGCGACTCCATGTCGTTGACGTGGAACGTCGACAACCGCATCTGCCTGTCGACCGTGAAACGTTCTCGGGTGATATGGTCGGATATCGCTTCGTCGATGCATTCGACCTGATGGATGACGTCTTTCGACGGGTTTCGTCCGCCGAACAGGTAGCCGTTGATACTTTTGTAGCTGTCTCCGGTCCAATCCATCAAAGCCGCGATCTTCTCGTCGTTGGAGAATCTATCTCCAGGCATCCTGACGCTATAATCCGACAATCTCGATAGTTCGGAAGCGCTGATTGGAATCGATTTGCCGCTCCATCGAATCATCGGTTGGGCAGTCACACCATCATTGACCTCATCGTGATAGATGCGTCTCAATTGGGCTAGCGTGTCACGCCAGTCGCCGTCATCGCCGGCCGCAGCCTTGGCTGCCTGGTACATTTCACGATACTTGTCCGGATCGTATCCTTTGAGTTTGCTGCTGCCCCAGCTTGGCACGATGTCGCAGTCGCAGTCCGTATGGTATTGCATCTGCCGTCCGGCGGTGTCCTCGCTCAGGTAGGCGAAGCCACGCGAGGCGAGCATAAGGCAGAACGCGCATGTCTTAGCCCCTCGCGGCACACGCGCCCAGCGAGGCTTGGTGGGATCGTTGGCCACAGCCCTCTGCATGGTCAGCCGCCCGACGGTCTGAATCAGATTCTGCACGTATTCCAGCGCCCGCTCCTCGTCAGCGAACGTGGGCCACAGGTCGTCGATGGTTCTTCCGGCGTTGTTGTGAACGGCTCCGTTTTCATCTGGAATGACATCCTTGTAGTGCAATCCCATGAAGTCAGTGTTGTTGAAACCGCCTTCCATCTGCCAGACCGCGCGGTCGGCGGTGATGGAAGGCGGCTCGTATTCCGGCATATCGATTCCGCCGTACTGCGCCCACAGGTCGCGTACGTGGCCGTAGTAGTCGGATGCGAGCCTGCTGGCGGCGTCGGCATACCGGTTGATCTCCGCTTTGATGAGCTCCTGGCTTTCACCGTCCCAGACGAGGCCCGAGACACTGTTGCCGGCCTCCTTCTGCAGGCGGCTCATGGTGTCCGTGTAATCCTCGTACAAATCATTGAGGTCGAGTTCAAGCCTTCTGCGTCGTTCCGGCGGCAGGTTCAGACTGTTCGGGCTCATTCATACCGCCTTCCCTCGCCGCCGTATCGGTCTGCTGCTCCGTCTGTTGGCGCATGCCTCGAATCTGATCGAGTACCTGACCGGCCTGGGCCTTGCGCTGGTCGGCCTTCAGCCGGACGATCTCGCTTCGGCTCAATCCGGCGCGTGTCATGCCGACCTCGCTGTTGGCGAACGAATCGATGCTTCCAGCGAGCTTGCTGAATGCGTCGGCGCTCATGGAGCTCGACGGCGTGTTCGGGTTCTTCCAGTCGACCTGCAGTTTCATCAGCTCCTCGTCGGGCACGGATGGATCCTGCATCCGCGCCACAAGACGGGCTGCCTGCAGGATCGATTCACCGAAATCCCGGTCGCAATGGCGCGCCTCGATAATCAGGTCCTCACGTTGTGCCTCGGTCGCGTCGGCGGACGTCGGGTTCGCGTCGGACACGATGCCTAGCGAGCTGGCTGGAATGTTCATCGCACTGGCGAACATCGCCGCCCAACTTTTCAGCATCGTCAGATGCGGGTCCATACTCGACGCGGCCAGTTGCGTCACGGTCGGGGACTGCCCGTCGATGTCCTTGCTGATCATGTTGTAGCGACCCATATAAAGCTTTAACGCGTCGTCCGTGCCCAACGAGGCGAGTTCTTCGGAAGTGCCTGTCAGCAGGATTTTTGGGAACGCGTAGAATTCGGCATTCGCTTCGGCGCGCACGATAGTGCGGTTCGCGCCGTCGATGATGGCCATAGCGTCCCGGCTGATGCGGGAGCGTCCGAACGGTTTGACCTCGGTAGCCTTGTAGGCGAGGCGGAACACACTGCACTCGTTGTCGATGGTGGGTTGCTCATCGTCCACGCGCCACCAGTAGCCGAGACGGCGCTGCACGCTGATGTTGCGGTCGGGCATGTAGAGCACGAGTCCGGTGGCCTCATTGTTGTCGTCAACGTCGGTGATGGCCATGCACGCCCTGACCCGCCGGTTAGGGTAATCCCAGACGGCGGCCGAGCTTTCCGCGGTATGCGTGCGGATGAGCGGTCTTCCTTCGAAGTCCCGGACGACGCTGAGGAACGAACAGCCGTGAATGAGCGCAGTCTGGATGGCCTGCTGCAGAACGCTAGTGAATCCGATGCGGCTCATGAAGTCCTGCAGTTCGAACGGGTCGTCCACGCCCGGCGAGACGAATCCCTCGAACACGCAAAGCTCAGCGAGCATATCCACAGCCTTGCGCGCCCACCCAAGCGGCGTGTAATGATCCTTGATGGACTTCGGCACAGTCAGTCCAAAATCAACCAGTGGCTCCTTGGCCTCGTAGTAAGCGGTGAGTGTTCGGTTGCGGCTCGCATGGCGCGTCCACACCTCGGCGAGTTCACGCAGCAACGCGTTCTCCTCACCGGAGAGTCCGTCGATGTGCGTCGGTACGACGAGTTTCGGCACCGTTCCGGCTCCTCCCGTAGGTTTCCACCCGTCCGGCGCTGCCGTTGTCTGGATGTCGCTCATTTAGATTCCTCCGATGATCTGTCGTCTTCCCGGATGTCGCTTCGTCGTGCACGCCCCGTACAGGGCGAGTGTGGTGGATACGAGCGGGGTTATGTCGATGTCACTGCCGAGTTTGTTCCAGGCGATCGCGCCGGACTGTCCCAATGGGCGCGTGGTCGCGCCCTTGACGGCTGCGGCCAGCTGCGGCTGGTATTCGTCCCGCGGGTGCTTGAGCGTTCCGGCTTTGAGCATGTCGAGGAACCGGCCGCATGCGCGGCCCATCTCCTGCATGTTCGTGACCGTGACCTTCACATGTGCTTTCTTCAGTTCCGGCAGCAGGCTCATGGCGGGCGACTGCGCGTCGATGACCACGCTGGCGGTCTTCGGCCAGCGTTCGGCGAGCCAGTCCACGGCCCACATGGTTCCCGCCTGCCGCGCGTCCTTGATGTTCGCCATCTGGATGATGGCCGAACCGTCCGCGTACCGTAGCGCGGCTCCGATGGTCAGCACGCTCCTGTCCGGAGGCATGTCGATGCCGAAGCTCACGGTTCCTCCATCCGGCACGTCGTCGATGGCCGCGGCCTTCCACAGGTCGGGGCTGATGGCGTATGCGGTGGCGGTCTCGTCCCATATGCCAAGCGCCTCACGACGGAATGAATCGTCCGACAGGTTGTTGCGCATGCGCATGATTGCCTGTTCGCTTGTACGTTTCGGATAGCTGGGATTCGCTTTAGCCCACTGTTCGCGGTCGTCCGAATCCGCGTCCTTGTCGGCGGCAAGCTCCACGTAGAGGAGGTTTCCGTCATGGTTCAGCGCGTGCATGCGTTTCTCCGTGAACGCCTCGCACTGGTCTCCCGGCTTGGGTGGATTGCCCATATACACGACCAGAGGGTTAGGACTCGTGTTCAAAACCGGAATCATGTTGTCCATCGCGCGCACTGTGAGAATCTGCGCTTCATCGAACACAGCCACGTCCACGCTGTGCAATCCTCGGCCGAAGCCGTTTTCACGGGCGCCGAACATGATGCGGCTGCCGGACGTGAACGTGATCTCCTGTTGGCCGTTTGCTCTGCGGATGCGTTCCACGTACCGGCCGAGCACTGGATTATGCTCCATCTCGCACATGTCCGCGAATGTCTCGTCGCTGGTGCGCGTATGGTGGGCGGTCCAGATGGCTTTCAGGTTCGGTGTGAGTATCGCCTTGAGGAACAACGCGGTGCCGACGGTGAAGGTTTTGCCGATCTGCCTGCAGCTGGACAGCACGGCGCCGTCCGCGCCACACGCATACTTGCCTTCCGCGTTCTTGGCGAACAGAAGCCACAAGAAGCCCTGCTGCCACAAGTCGAAACGGATGCCGGCCTTGCGCGCGGCTTTGTTGATTCGCGTGAACTCGCTGCCAACGATGCCTTCCGGCTGGCGGAGGACCTTGGCGATTTCAGACAATCGACGCTCCGACATCGTCCGTCACCTCGTCTTCCTCATCGTCCAACAGGTCGGTCAGACCTCCGCTCTGGAGTGATTCGATGCGTTCGCATACGTCGATGAGCTGGCGGCTGATCGCAGGCAGTGCGTTTGCCGGTGTGGACGTGTCATCCATGGCCTTCTGCAGTCGGTCACGGTTGGCGCGCAGCATGTCCAGCATGCTGCCGTCCATCATCCTCTCGAAGCTCCGCTGGTCGAGATCCCTTTCCGGCTTCTGTTTCGTTTCCACGGCTTTGACGGGCGGCTTACCGTTCCGGTCCTGTGCGGGCCGATTCTTTTTCCGACGCCGATAGTCTTTCTGCCTGCATTTCGCGGAGCAATATTTCTGTTGGCTGCCCTTACCACTTGGCCTAAATTGCTTACCGCATACTTCGCAAATCATTGCGTTTCCTTCATTCCAAAACCAGTGAGGAACCCGAGTTCTTCGCGCAATCTTGTTGCAGCAGCTTCCGCCCGTGCAAGCGTCTTGAATGGACCTCTCTTGTATGCCTTCCTATTCTTGATAACCTCAACTTGCCATGCTTTTCGATCGTTACGCCAGTAGACACCACGGATTCCGGATTTGCTGTTCTTATTACAGGAAACACGATATTCGGAATTCTCCTGAACCGTTACTGTTCTCAAATGGTCTGGATTAACGCATGAACGGTTGTGACAGATATGATCAATCACCATCCCATCTGGGATAAACATGTTATGAGTCAATGCATATGCGAAGCGATGTGCCGGAACGGACGTCTTTGCCAGACGGAATGTGCCATATCCCTTTGGGTGATGAGCACCGTTCCATTCCCAACATTTACTAGGGTCAGTGCTTCTGAAGTATTTATTAAATCGTTCTATGTCAGATGCTGACGCTTTGAAAAAGGCCATATTCCGCCTTTCATTCAACGTATGCGTAACACAATTCGTTACGCTTAAATTTCAAGAGAAATATCGGCACTGCACCCGAGGCGACCGGGAGGGGGCATACCCGGGGTCCCCGCCCTGGTATCGGAGTCAGATGCCGAACGTTTTGAACGGCATCGAGCTTGCTTTCACTTCCTGTCTGCCAGCCAGCAGCGCTCGTGCGTGTTCGTCTGTCTTGTCACTCTTGAACCTGTTGCATCTGCGGTGCGTGAGCCTGCAGTTAGTGAAGCTGTATGGATCACCGCCACGTGAGACCGGTACGAGCTCGTCGACTTCGGCGCTCATCGGATGTGGTGTCTTCAATGTCTTGTCGACTGGCTTGCCACAGATGGCACACACGTCGTATGCGGCCAGCACTCTTGCCCTGAGCTGTCTGCGCCGCCAGCCGTTGCTGACACGCTCGTTACGCCGCTTGCTCATGTGGCCTCCCCACATGTATGAGCCCCGGGGTGTCATGGATGCATCAATGATTATCTTCGCCGTTGGCTTGCTGGAATGCCGGTATAGGGGCTCCCGTATATGGACACTCCCGTGTCTTGTAGGGGCTCCCCATCATCTGCGAATACCCCTACCCCGGGTTTGTTTCATGGGTGCCTTCGGCGGGATTCGAACCCGCGTCCACACGCGGCCACAAGGAAGAGAATCCAATAAAGACTCGCGGCCGGTACGATCTACCACTGATTCCTACGAAGGCATACCGGCAGGCGGATTTGAGCATCACCGCATCACGGAAGCACGGGATTGGCTTGCCTGCCACATTGGGGTATGTCCACTCTGACGGGAGTGGGCGGAGCGTGTCCGATATGCCGTTCGGACAGGACGGGACTGCAACCCAGGGAGTTAGGAGAATCCATGGCGGATATGAAAAGGGTTCAAACCAAGTAACCTCGGTTTGAACCCTCTAATCCACTGACAATTCTGCGTTGCACTTTCGATTTTGTCAAATCGAATCGCGGCGCAGCACCTGCCGATGCACGTCCGAAAGCCTGTACAATGGCCGTCCCTTATCGTTCTCACCGGCCGGCTGAAGCCTGCCACGCTTACGCCACGAGCGAATCGTATTCGCATTGCACTGGAACCCGCATTCGCGCAGCAGCTCAGCACACTCCCCCGCCGTGAACGCCCTGCCCGATTCGATGCACTCCCGCAGGAAACCCAATCGCACATCGACCACGCGATAAGCGTTGCCGCACACCGGACAATCAACGCTCACCGCGCCGACCTCCGCACTCAGCTCCACTCCACACAGAGGATTCAGGCACCTGCCGATGCCGTGCCTGGATGGTGGCACGTCGATGATGGCCAGCGTCTTGCGCGCCAACCGCTCCCAGTCATGCCAGATCAAACCGATGTCCGGCAGTCGGTTCAACCGCTGGCATGACCAGCATGCCTTGAGCATGTCGACGATGGACGGGACCGCGATGCTTGTGGCCCATGGCATGGCCGGCGGCGCATACAATCGACACCACAACGCCGTCACCGCATCCTCGATCTCCTGCAGATGGTCAACGACCGAGAGTCTGATCGGCGTGGGCGCGGACTGCAGGTTGACACGTCCAGGCTGGTGGCCTCCGTAATGCGCCGTCGAATCCAGGAACTCGCGCAGGGCTTGGATCCATGACGGATAGTCGTGGATCCATCCCCTCAAAGCGGTCTCGCACTTGTCGCACATCGTGGCCTGGATACGGCACTCCCCGCCGCACACTCGGCACATGCCGGCGAGCGCTGGCTTGTTTTGGTTGTTTTGTGGTGGTTGTGTCTGGTTTGGTGTTGGTTGGGATTCGTTGTTTTGTTCGTTCATTTGTTCGATTCCCTCCGGCGTGGTAGTCTTCTGGTGGTGTCAGGAGCCCGGCCGGAAGGTCGGGTTTCTTGTTATTCGTAGTGTTGTTGGATTATCGCTTTGATTTCCTCTTTGGGGACTTGAGGAACCAGTGGCGAGATCTCATCGAGGCTGTATCCGGCCTGATGCCATTTGACGATCATGTCCATGAGGGTTTTCTTCACTTTCATTTCGTTTCCTTCTTTGTTTTGGCGCATTCCGGGCAGAGGCTGTCGTTGGGGTCGGTGGAGTTGGTCTGCCATCCCTCGTATTCGAGCCGGTGCAATGGTCCGATTTCCGACTTGAGGCATTCGCGGCATGAGAGATGATGGTGGTTCGGACAGAGGCTGTCCCACGGATAGTCGCGATCGATACGCCATCCCTGCTGTTCGAGTTCGTCAGGCGCGCCACTATCGGCGGCCTGGCAGTCATGACATTCGAGATGCCAGTGGGAAGGGCAGTAGTGCCTGTCTGAGACCTCGTCGCATTGCCAGCCGTGGTCGGCGGCCTCGGCGTCGGCGTCCTCTTCGGTCGCATCACCGACGAAAAGTCTTGTGTGGCACTCGTCGCAGATGGCGTACCGCTCATAGATTTCCTGGTAGCTCATCTTGCCGGCTCCTTGTCCGCGCCGCTCACGTGGCTCCAGTCGCATGACAGGCCGCCCTGCTTGTAGTCCGAGTAGACGACACAGTCCACTTTCCTCGTGTCGGTCAGGGTGACGACGCATTCGCTGAAGTCGTCGTACATGTCGGAGCACCGCCAGTCGATGGACCTGACCGCATGCGCGGTCGTGGAAGGCTCCGACGCGCTCCCGCATCCGGCGAGCGCGAGGAGGAATACCGGAGTGAGCAGGAACAGGGTGATGGCGGGCACGCCGATGCCGGCGAGTGTGAATGGTTTGCGTTTTCTCATTTCGAGTGTTTCCTTCCTTGTTGTCACCATGTCTTTTTCAGGAGTGTGCGGTATCGGATGTAGTCGTTGATGTCGCGTCGGATGCAGTCGCGCACCCTATGCGTGCCGGAATGCGTCCCGTACGGATCCTCGGGACAGTCGACAAACCTCAAATACCGGCGGAGCGTGGTCAGGTCGAACTTGCGGTAGGACAGCCACCTGTCCGGGGCCAGGTCGAGGCGTTTGAGGAAGTCGATGTCGAAGTCCACGTTCGTGCCCGCCGGAACCAGCGTGAAGCGTTGCGACAGGGAGTCGAGATACTCCTCCACTGCGTTCGCCACAGCACCCACGCAGTCGTCGTGCGCGGAGCCGTTCAACAGTTCGAACAGCAATCCATTGTCCGTGTGCATGGAGAACGCTATCGGGCTCATGCCCAACAGGTTGAGATAGTCCGGTCTGATGATGCGATGCAGGGATCCATACGAATGTTCGCCCAGCACGTCGGTGCATTCCATGCCGACCTCCAACGGCAGACTGTCATTCCTGTCCGTGCCGGTCGTTTCGAAGTCGAGCCAGAGCAGCGCCTCCGGCTTCCCGTTCCGGTCTTCGTCCTGTTTCCTCATGATTCTTCCTTCCAATTGCTTTGCCATTCGATGATTTCGATTTGCGTGAGCCGTTGCGCCGTGCCGTCATCCAGCAGCCACCACCAGTCGCCGTTCCAGTCGCGTATCGGCGCGTTGAGCGGATCGCGCCAGCTCGGGATGATGTAGCCGAACCGTTCCGCCTCGGCCGGATGCGCGTGCGCCCAGGCATGGCAACCGGTCGTGCCCGACCCGCACAGTTCGACGATGTTGCACGGCAGGTCGCGCATGGTCGGGTTGGCTCGTTGGCGCAGCTGCCGGTGGTGGCCGCTCCTGCCCGGCCAGACGCTCGGGTCGTGCAGGTTGCGTCCGCAGCGAAGGCAATGCCAGCCCTGACGTGCGAGCGCGATGCGTTTCGATTCCTGGAATTGCCGGTCGCTCATCGTCGCTCCCTTCCGATTTGTTCGAGCAGGTTGATGCAGGTCGAGCAGTCGCGTTTGATATCGCGGATGCGGTCAAGGTCCATATCGGCGAGCGCCGGGCTTTTGAGCGCGTCGAGTTCCAATCGGTCGGCGGCTTGGATGGCCGAGGTGAGGATGCCGGCCATGTGTGCGATGGTCATGGCGTTCATGCCGCCGCCTCCTGTTCGAACAATTGTTCGGCCAATACGTCGCCGGGCACGTTCGCGAGCTGACGGCGCAGCATGTCCGGGTCCACCACGCCTTGGTTGAGCAGGTCGGCGACCTTGCATGCGAGCTCCATGTACGTGTCCGTGCCCTCGCAGGCTATCGAGCCGACTACGCGTTTCACCTCTTCGCTGCCCCACGTATACCGTCGGCGAACGTTGGAATCCTTTAGTGTGGCGAATCCGCGTTCCTTGCCCTTGACGAGCCAGTTGCGGTATTTCGCGTTCCAGTCGGCCGAGCGGGCTCCCGAGTCGAGGGCCCTGTCACGGAATTTGTCGGCTTCGATGTCGCAGTCGACGCCGAGCCTGTCGGCGAGCGCCCGGTGTTCCTCAGAGGGTTTCCAGTCGATTGGGATGGGTGTTGGTTTCGCGCGCGGGTCTCTCTCTATAGTCTTTATTGTTTCTATAGATTTAGTAGTATTGTCTGCACGCTGTGTGCACCCCTGATTCATGCCAGATTCATGCCAGCTGCACCCCTGATTCATGCCTGTTTTCTGGAGTGCATTTCGTTCACCCCTGCTTTTCGGCTTGAATTCTTGGGGTGCATTTCGTTCACCCCTGCTTTTCGGCTTGAATTCTTGGGGTGCATTTCGTTCACCCCTGCTTTTCGGCTTGAATTCTTGGGGTGCATTTCGTTCACCCCTCTGCTTTGGCAGGTGCATGTCATACACCTTCGGACGACGGTTTGGCGCGATATCGTCGACGATGTGCTGGTTGCCGTATCTCAGAAAGCCCTTCTCACGCAAGGACCGGAGCTTGTTGTGCACGGTGCGTTCCGACATATGCAGCTGCGATGCGATGGTTTTCGCGCTCTTCGCAAAGCCCTTGCCGTCATCGCCGGTCCAGTCGGCCACCATCATCAGAAGACGAAGCTCATAAGGGTCAAGCCCGTACTCGTGATACAACAGTTTCCGAACATTCTCCATGCTCATGATTCATCCTTAGAAATCAGGTTCCGATTCCGGCTTGCCGAAATCACCGAACGATGCCGATTTGTCCTGTGGCTGACCCCACGGGTCGGACGGCGGAAGCGAGGTGCCGGCAGCGGTGGCCCCGCCCGTATAGCCCGCCGGAGCGGAGGACGGATTGCCATACGCTCCAGCCGTACCACGCTGCGCCTTGGCCACCTGCGCGGTCGCATACCGCAAGCTCGGCCCGATCTCGTCCACCTGCAATTCCATGGAAGAACGCTTCTGATGCTGCTCGTCCTCCCACGAATGCTGCGTCAGCCTTCCCTGGGCAATCACACGCATGCCCTTGGCGAGGGAACGGGCGCAATGCTCGGCCAGATCACCCCACACCGTGCAGCGGAGGAACAACGCGTCCCCATCGACCCACTGATTCGACTGCCGGTCGAACGTACGCGGAGTGGACGCAATCGTGAAACCAGCCACGCTCCGACCGTTCTTCGTCGACCTCAACTCAGGATCCGCGGTCAGATTGCCCACCACCGCGATGATCGTCTCACCAGCCATTAGAACCTACCTTTCACGGCGAGAGTCTTGATGATGCGGATGGTCTCGCCACCATCCCTGGTCTTCACCATGTGCGTCAACTGCGCGGCCGCGCCCTGATGGAAACTGTCACCAGGCATCACCTCCAACACCGGCATGGCGACCTCGGACACGAACCGGCCCACCAGTCCGTTGAAACGCACGCCCAACGATTCGAGGATCACCAGCTCCTTCCACGCCTCGCTCTCCATCGCCCGACGGCACGCGCCGGCCACCGCCCTGTCACCACTCGTCATCTTCTTCGTGTCGACGTCCTTGACCGGAGCGTTCGGACTGAAATGCCAATGCGGCAGAATCTCCCTCATCGGTCACTCCCCTCAGTCGTCGTCCCTGGACGCGAACCGCACCACCAGCCACAACGCGGTGGCGAGATACACGCCCTCGACCAGCAGCGCGCCGGCCATGTTCCCCGAGTCATGCCAGGTGAGCATGAGCGTCACGCTCACGACCAGGCCGATGACCGCAATCGCGAATTTCATGCGGCGCAAGGCGTAGTTCGGACGCCCCGCCTTCCGTGCGGTTTCGAGTCGGTCTTCGATGTGGTAGTCGTTGTCGGTCATCGTGTTCCTCCGATCATGCCGAGCGTGTGAATGATGTCTTTGCTTTCCTCGGCGGTGAATTCCGCCAGCGTTATCTCCTGGATGCCGTCGATAAGTCTGGCGGATCCGTCCACGTCCACCCGGACGTAGAAGCCACTCGACGCGAGCAGCACGTTATGCGGGTCATGGCGTCCCGACTTCGGCGGCGCCGGCGGATTCAGCCTCACGGCCTGTCTGATGCCCATGTCACAGCTCCTTGTTGATCGTGTCGACGATGAGGTCCACGATTCCGGTGACGTCAAGGTCGACGTAGCCGACGATGTGGCCGAGCGCCCGCATGGCCTCCACATCCCCGTCCTTGAATGGGTGGACCAGTTCGCCCTGGGTCTCGAACTCGTCGAACACTGCCTGCACGCAGGCCTTGCGAATCGTTTTCATGCCGACTCCTTTCCCTCGTATTCACATGTGCTCTGGTAGAGGTGTTCCTTGAAGTAGGCGATCATCGGCTCCTTCGGATACATGACGGTCCGTCCGACCTTCACGAACTTCGGGCCGATTCCCGCACCACGCCAGTACGCCAAGGTGCCCTCCTTGATGCCGCAACGGTCCGCGATGTCCTTCGTCGTGTTCATCGGTTTCAGGACCTCAGCGAGCGCAGCGAACGTCGTATCGTCTTCCATCACGCGCCTCCTTTGCGTGTGTGATGCCGGGCGGCGTTAGGAGAACCGCCCAGCCCCCTCCTAAAATCGGTGTCATCCCGCATATGCGACGTGCGGGCCGAACAGTTAGGAGAAGCATCAATGAACCCAGCCGAGTACATGCTGCAGTTCTTCAAGATCGAGGAAAGGGATGATGAATTCGACGATGGGATATCCACATCGTTCAGCAGGATGCATGACGCCGAAACGTGCCTAGACAATCTGATCAAGATGAATGTCAGACGGTTGGGCACAACGAAAAGCGTCATGCCGCAGATATGGCAGAAACTGTGGGAGTCATACACAAATCCTTCGGGAAACGGATACTGGGTCGGTTTCTCGACTTCCCAGCAACGGGATGTCCCTCTGGATGCGGCCGAGGCGCAGGCATTGGAGATCATCGCCGACAAATCGCCATCGCTACCGATCTCCATCGCCGAAGAGGAACGCAAGACAATCTCCGAGTTCCTGGACGAGGCGTTGAAGGCGGTCGAGAGGACGACAGTCTGCCGACATCGCTGCGAGTGTACGTACTGGACCTCATCTCCGAAGCGAGACGCAACCTCGACGAATACGCGGCCGGGAAAGAGTTCGACCTGAAGGTCTCCCTGCAGGCCCTGTTCGGAGTGCTGTACATGGCGGAATCGCAAACCGGGAAGCCCACTGTATGGGAGAACCTGAAGAGCAAGATAGCGAAACCGTTCATTTCAGCGCTTCTTTCCGAGGGTGCCCGTCAGCTTGTCGCGTCCGGGGCATCTTTCCTTCAGCTTCCCGGGTGACTTCCGACGGCTTGCAGAACACCAAGCAGCCCTCGTAGAGCCGCTTGCGTGCGAGAAACCTGTTGGATGCCTGCGAGGCGACCATCAGCATCGCGAATCCGAAAAGGATCTCCCAACGTTCCATCCGGCGGAGGCCGGCAATCAGGCAGACCGCTCCGACACCCATGTAGATCAGCGCGAACAGCGCCTCGAACGGATTCGGCTTGTCGACGCGGCACGGCACAAGAGAGTTATCGATCGGCATCACGCACCCGCTTCCTGTGTTGGTTTCGCGAGGAACAGTTTGGCGAAATACGTCTGCCCCTTGCCGGTCATCTTCGGCGTCTTGTTGATCGTGGTGTGCCCGTCCGAGTGGCTGATGGTCGTCTCCTTGACCTCGAACAGGTGAAGGTCCATCGCCTTCTGTGTGGGCATGTTCCAACTGGAGCCCTTGGCCTTGATGAGCCATCCATGCTCGCGGAGCCAGGCGAACAGGCGCCGTGGGCCGATGTCGATGCCGTTGCTTTTCAGGATCTTCGCGAAATCGCCCACAAGGATGGACGTCCTCGCGGTTTCGACCGCGTTGGCGAACAGGACCTTGCCTTCCTGGGCTTTGAGCTGTTTGGCTTGTTCGTCGACCTTGGATTGCAGCCATCGCATGCTGGCCAACGCCATCTGTTCCGGTGTCATCCGTTCCTGGCCGGCCATATAGCCGCCGTGCTTGCGGATGGACGGCAGCACCTCATGCGTCACCCAACGCTGGAACTCCTTGGCCTCCGGCTTCCGAGACTTCATCACAAGACGGTAAAGACCAGGCTCGGAGATGATGAGCGGAGCTTTACCGCCATTCTGAGCAATGTGGATACTATCCACATTGGTGATTTCATCAGACTCAAGAATCTTGTGTAAGTCCCTTGTATCTGTCCCGAGGATGTCGCATACGTCCTTGGCGACGAACCAGGGCTCCTCCGCCTTATCGGTCAGGGTACGCAATGGGGCGCCCTTGAAATCGAACTTCTGGATTTCATTGTTCATTGGATTCTCCCTAGAATCGAGTTTGTGAATAGTTTTCTTGAGGATCCGGCAGGCTGGGCTTCGACCATCATCGCCGGGGCGTCTTTGGCGTGGAACGTTCTGCAGCAGTTTCAAATCCACTCCATTCGCCGTAGGGACGATTTGTCCCAAACCGATTTGGAGCCTTTTCTTGATTCCACGTCGAACAGCATCGTGTATTTCCGGCTTGTTGGACCTCTGACGATGTATGACGTCCGAATCCCACCTCAGGCAACGTTCGGAACAAGCCCCTATACGCCGCTGTTGGCCAAGCGGTTGAGACCGAATCAGATCTGCCATACCGGCTTCACCGGCGAGAATGCGGTGCTGCTACTTCCCGATGATTTCGAGATTGAGTGGCGGTCGTCCCACATGTCGCGCAGTCATAAGATTCGTGTATCTCTGACCGAGATAAAGAAGGAGGCGTGGAACCGCAGCTCGAAGAGTGTTCGGCAGATTCGCGAGAGGGCTTCGAGGCCGTAACCAACGGTTCTGCATCAGTCGCGTTCTCGTGGCGATGAGTCAACGAATCGAATATGCCACGCAAGGTCGCACACAAACCGGAATGACGCTTCCTGCGGGCGAGATGCCATCCCGCATCAACGCCAGCGAGATAAAACCACGCATCACCGAAGCTGCATGGGCCGTAACTTGATTCGTCGGTGACCACATCGAAATAGTCGCCCTGCTTCACGTCGTCAATCCAGTATTCGGATGGAAGCACATCAAGGCATGGCCCTCCGTCCGCTTCGATGGCGCGGCATTTCCAGATGAGACGCTTGAAATCGCCAGCGTTCCCCGGCTCTTTCGGAAGGCTCTTGTTCATCCCCGTGCAACCATTGCCGAAGTCGACCCGTTCAAGCGGTTCACCTGGAATCCACTCGCGGACATCGGATCTCTTCATCTTCCTCATTTCGGATTCTCCTTTCGATTCACTCTTCGGCGAGCGCCGCTTGCTTTTTCGAAGCACTCTCATTTGAGGCCCTTCCTGCCGAGTGGGAGAATGAGCAGACCCACGCAAAGAAGGGAGGTGAGAATATGAGCAATGGATCCGATTTCGCGAAGGCGAGCGCCGTGTTCGGGAAGGCCGCTGAAACGTCCGATTCCGACGAGAGGATGAGAGCCCTGTGCCAAGGGCTTTCCCTCCTCGCCAAGGGATTCGATTCGATGGATGCTTCCATGGCATCCGCCGCCTACTGTCTCGACGTGCTCTCGGATAAGTTCTGAACGGAGTTCCTGTATCTCCGTGCTTAGTCGGTCCGCGGCCTGATTGATGTGCTCGAGAATCGAGCCCATGACTTCAGTCGTCATGTCGCGGGCCGACAACTGCCGTCCGACCTCGATGCCGATTCCTCGCAGGTCAAGGCTGGACAGGTGGCTCCTCCTGTCGTCGCCCACTGTTCCGATAACCGTTCGAGCTGGTTCCTCGCGGACGGCTTTTCTTATCGCGCCCAGCATCGCCGGGTGCAGGCGTTCGAACTCCTCAACGGAGATCGGGTTCGTGGATTCGTCCGGTGTCTCGGCCGGAATGTTGATGCTCATTTCGGGTTCTCCTTTCGATTCATGCGTCGGCGAGCGCCGACTGCTCTTGAATTTTTTCGGTGATGAGTTGCAGTGGATCGATCTCACTTTCGGAGACCGAGGCAAACCACATGCTCAATGTCATGTCTTCCGCATCAAGTGCTCTGCTGACAGTTGTCCGATTTCGATTGCAGCGGGCGGCAATATCAGTCATCTGCGTCTTGCTGATCAGAACGTCATTTCTGGTTTGCCTGATAACCGCTTTTGCGAGCTTGATGCAGTCAACCCTCTTGTCGATCGTCATCTGTTTTCACCTCCATCTGTAAGCACGTGCTTACTTGATGAGACTGATGTTAGCTCGTGCTTACAACTTACGCAAGTGCGGCGTGTCAACATGTGCTAACGTTGTGCACATGGCTACGAAGTACGAATGGACGGCGTTTGATTACGCCTCACAGCAGGCAGCTGCGAAGATCATTGCCGATTCTGGATATTCATATCGGACCATCTCTGAGATGATGAACAACGCTGTCAGTCACGTCAGGATCAGCGACATTGAAAAGGGCAGAAAAGCGCCGATCAAGCTATCGGAGTTCCTTTTGCTTTGCCAAGCATGCGATGCTGATCCAGTCGCCACGTTGCGAGACATCATCGAGGCCGCCCGCGCCTACAAGGCCCGCGAGCGCGAGTCCCGGATCACCGATGATCTCATCGACCGTATCGCCGCGCACCCCGAAGACTATGACGTGGCCGCCAACAGGGATCCGAACGCACGCCTCGAAGCCGAAACGCCGGACGATTGATGGATTGAAAGGAACACGAATGACTGAATACAACCTGTATTGCGATGAGACATGTCACCTTGAGCATGATGATTCGAACAGCATGGCTCTGGGAGCCGTCATCGTGCCAAAAGATAAACGCAAAGAGATATGCGTCAGAATCAAAGAAATCAAGCAGAAACATGGCATATGCGCCACGAATGAGGTGAAATGGGCAAAGGCACGAGACCGTATGCTGCCGCTCTATCTGGATCTCGTGGACTACTTCTTCGATGACGATGACATATCGTTCCGCGCGCTCCTCATCCCGGACAAGAATCTACTTGACCACGAGAAATACAATCAGGACCACAACACCTGGTATTACAAAATGTACTTCGAGATGCTCAAGGTCATCTTCGATCCAAAGCAAAGCTATAACGTGTTCGTCGACATCAAAGACACACACTCGAGTTTTCGAGTCAGCCAATTATGGGATGTCTGTTCGAACAACATGTACGATTACGATCACAGAATCATCCAGAAAATCCAGCCGATACGTTCCGACGAAGTACAGATCATGCAGCTCACCGACATACTCATCGGCGCAGTATGCCGTTCGCAGCGAAAACTACCGGAACAGCATCAGAGCATGGCGAAGCGCCGAATCATCGAACGAATCATTCAACGGTCGGGATACAAACTAGACCGGAGCACACTGCTGAAGGAGACCAAGTTCAACTATTTCGTATGGAGGGCGAGATGAATCCGCATTGGCTGCCCGGATTGATTCCTTGGAATCAAGAGCACGGAGAGACATGGGAGCAGTATGAGCAACGACTGTTCCATGTATTCCAGAACGAGTTCAGAGAGTCCTTCCAATACGACGGGAAACCCGTACACTACAAAAGAATGCCCTACGACGGAATCTATCCGGAAGCCTTCATGCATCTGACCACATGCAATCAGGACAACTCCGGCTCACGGCTTCCGGATGCCGAACGCAGCGAACGCATCAGCTGGCCCAGACCGGTAGTGGAGCATCATCCGTTCTGCGAAATATGCGAATACGCCCAATGCACGCGGCCTTGGGTATGGAGAAAAAACGACAAGAACAAGGATCGAGTGAAGATATATCTTCCAAACCAACAATATCTCGTTGTTCTAGGAGAACGAAGGGATTACTGGGTACTCATAACCGCGTACTACGTAAACCGCCAATGGAGCATAGACAAGCTGGAAAAGGAATATAACTCCAGATTCAGCACAAGAATCCAATAAAAAACTAGAGCCGCCCGTTAAGGACGACTCCGAAGACTCCTTCTACAACATGTAGATGAGCTGATTCAAGCATCACATACGACACTCCAACTGTCAAGCGGAACTTGACAAACAGCAAAAAAGTACTTCTCGAAAAACAATACTTTCGGAAGAGAGGAATGTGGATAACAAGACCGTTGCGGACCTTCATCGGAGCGCGGAATCCATGGGACTGTCAATCGTATCGCGCGACCTCCCACGCGACATATGCGGCCTGTACGACGACCGGCACAGGCTCATCCTGCTGGCCGACTGGCTCAGCCAACGCCAACGCCGCTGCACGTTGTGCCACGAGCTCATACACGCCAGACACCATGACCCAGGATGCGGTACACGATACGGAATCAAATGCGAGCGCCGTTGCCGCAGGGAGACCGCGCTGGCGTTGATCTCACCGGTGGATTACGGCATGGCCGAGGAAGTGTACGAAGGTAACACGTGGATGATGGCCGTGGAATTGGGCGTGACCGTACAGGTATTGTCCGACTACCGGCAGCTGCTCTACGATTCCGGCGTGTGCGTGCAATAAAAGAAGCTCAGCGTCCACATACCGCGACGGGAAACAAAAAGGGTTCCGCCCAAACACAGTCGGACGGAACCCAAGGAACCAACAATCAGCATTTCCGTTTTCACCAAAATGAGGTTCCACGCACAGTGTAGCGCGGATCCTCGGAAAGAGACAACCATGGCCAGAGCGTTCGTAGACGACAGATGGCTCAAAAACGACGAGGACGGCAACCCGCCCAGCAGGGCCGCGAAACAGTCGCTGGCCAATGCGAAGGATCCGATGAAAGCCAATGTGCCCGACAAATGGCGGTCCGCGCTGTACGGCCAAGGCTCACGGTGGAGATGCCGCTGGTACACGCTTCGAGACGGCAAACGCGTCCAGAAATCACGGAACTTCGCCAAGCTCCGTGACGCTGAGGAATACGCAGCGGCCATCGAGGACGACATCAGACGCGGCAAATACCGCGACCCGCAGCAGGAACTACGCATCTTCCGGGACGTTGCCTCCGAATGGACGGACGGCAAGATGGATATCAAACAGGGCACTTTGGGCAGATACCGCCGCGAATTGCGCGTTTATATCAACCCCAAGTGGGGCGATCGCACACTGAGGGAAATCCAACGCGACGAACTGCAACAGTGGGTCACGCAGCTCACCGAAGGCGGGTATCCCGCCGAACTGCAGGACGATCGCGAATCGAAGCCATTGAGTCCACGCAGCATCCGCAACATCGTCAAGGTCGTCATGGGCGGTGTCATGGAATTCGCTTTGGAGCACGGCTGGATTGGCGAGAACCCCATTGAAAAGGTCACCGTGCCGCGCATCACGCAATCCGATGACGACATGGTGTTCCTTACCGTCGAGGAGGTGGAGTTGCTGGCCGGCATGGCCGAACGGGCAGGACGGCCGGTAGACGGGCTGATCGTCCGCTGGCAGGCATACACCGGTGCCCGCATTGGCGAGACGCTGGCACTCAAATGCGGCGACGTGGATGTGGATTCACGCAGGGCGCGCATCCGCCGCACTTGGACCGACGACGGCAAAGGCAGGCTTGTGCTGGGCACGCCGAAGAACGGCAAACCGCGCAGCATCGCCATACCCAGATTCCTCATACCGTCCATCGAACGGCAGATGGAGGGCATGGGCGACGACGACTGGCTGTTCCGCGCGGCAAGAGGCGGGAACCTGTGGACGAACACGTGGCGGACGCGTGTCTGGCGAAAGGCCGTCCGACTGGCCGGCATGGAGGACGAGGGCGTGACCATCCATAGTTTGAGGCATAGCTATGCGAGCTTTGCAATTGCTCAAGGCGCGGACGTGAAGACCCTACAGATGCAGCTCGGCCACTCCTCACCCAGCATCACGCTGAACACATACACGGCTCTCTGGCCGGAACGATTGGACGATGTGGCGGACGCGATTGGCGAGCTGCGCGCTGAACAGTTGAAGACCGTCTAGACGCGGAGGTTGCGCGGTCATCGTGTCGAATCGTGTCGATAGCCTACGGCCAAGAAAAAATAAAGCCTTGGAAACATAATGTTTCCAAGGCTTCCGGTCGGGCTGACAGGATTTGAACCTGCGACATTCTGCTCCCAAAGCAGACGCGCTACCAAACTGCGCTACAGCCCGTTCATGCACTCCCGCACGTGGCAGGTGAACACGAGTTTCCATTGTAGCGTATGGTAGGACAACGACAGGCTAGAATGGCAAATACTGGAGGGAACGCGCATGGGACGTCATCAGCAAGCCGAGGCTTCAGGCATCATTTCCTTCATGGCATGCGCCACTCTTGCATGGATCGCCATGGACCTATATCTGCAATTCGCTCCCGCCATCTGGCGTGTCACCCAACGCCTGTTCACCGTGTGTGCCGGAATCACCGCGGGATGTGGAGTCATCTCGTTCACCTTGGGGTATGCGCGCAACTCCAGGTCGATGACGTTGAAACATGGCTGGACCATTCCTATTCGCCGTATCTTCGAGATACTCGCTTTGTCCGTGGTCTACGCGTCGACCATTTTCGTCACGGCGTTCATGCTGCTTTCCATTGCCAGCAACATGATGGGGTTGCGCACGTTAAAAGGCTATCTGACTGCGCTCTGCGCCGCGATCTCGGGGGTCGTAGGCTATGTCACGTTCGTACAGGCGGAACTCATGAATGCCAAGACCATCGCATCCTTGTTGCCGTTCTTCGTGGTTTCCGGTGTCAGCATCGCAGGATTGACGTCCGATGATCCATACTGGTACAACAACAATTTCTCCCAATTGGGCGATCGAACCACTTTTGCTGCTCGTATGTTCAATTCGACATTGATGTTGGCCGGCGTCTGCATCGTCATCATCAGCTATTTCGCGATTTCGGAGCTCATCACCACGCACCGTCTGCAGATGCAGTATCTGTCTGCAAGCGATGAAAAAGAAGCTCCCAAACACTTCAAGGCGCGGATTCTTCTGCTATCGACCATGCTGACGCTCGCAGGCATCGCCTTCATCGGCATCGGCATGTTCCGTTACACGCCGCATCCGATTCTGCACAACGTATTCGCCCGCGGTCTTCCCTGCCTGATGAGCGTGCTGATGATCGCGCTGCCTTGGCTGGCCCCGCAGCTTTCAAAAGTAGTATATGTGATTTCAGACCTAGCTATCGTGATCGGGGCTCTTGCCGGGTTCCAGTGGTTGGCGGGGCGTAACACGTTGACGAACGTCGAGGCTCTTGCCGGCATGATGTTTCTGGGCTGGTTCATCATCTTTTCACGGCAGATTGCGGCCATCGAATCCGATCGTGTGCAGACGCAGCTTATTCTGGCGCAAACCAAGCGGCCAGAATCCGTCGAGGATCTTGCGGAGGTCAGCGAAACCGTTCCTGGAACCGTTTCCCGACTCTCGTCGGAAGTCTAA